TGATAATGTTAAAATAAAAAATAGATATCAACAACTAGATGTATTGCTCAAATGGACAACCAGATCAGAGCAAAATGAAATTGGTAGAAGACTAGATGAAATTAAAAATTCTAAAACTAAAGCTCTGATGATGAATATGTAAGAGCGTGGGCTTTCATAAAATTAGGAAATTATAAGGATTTGGATAGATTTTTATAAAGGATAATTAAATGTATATAGTAGGAATAGATTACTCCATGAATTCACCTGGAGTTGTAAAATTATATCTTGATGATGTTTTAGAAGTAATCGAAGTAAATTATTTAGGATTTTCTAGTGTTAAGAAAGTAGCCGATGTAAATCCTAATATAACATTTTATCATGCTAAGAATTCTTTTAAAAATAATTTTGAGAAATGTATTTGGATGCGTGATAATATATTTTCTTATTTTATGGATGATCTTATTCTACCAGATTTTATAGCAATTGAAGGTTATGCTTTTAATGCTCAAGGAATAGTCTTTGATATAGCTGAATCAACTATGTGTACTAAATTAAAAATATATGAATCAAATATTCCTTTAAGAATCTATGATCCTAATTCTATTAAGAAATTTGCGACTAGTCATGGCAATTCGGGTAAAGTTGAAATGGTTGAAGCTTTTGATAAATATACAGGAATGAAACCAGACTATAGCAAATTGCCCGAATTAAATCCTCCAAAAGAAGATTTAGTGGATGCTTTTTGGACAGCTAAACTTTTACAAATAGAACTTAAATTACGACATGGTTTAATTGATTTGAAAGATTTACCTTTATATCAAATTGAAATATTTAATCGAGTTACGAAAAAAAATAAAGAAAATTTACTAGTTCAACCATTTGTACAAAAGGATTAATTATGGCAATGTTACCTAATAAATATAATTCAAATATGGGATTAAAATATGCTCCTTATATATCAATGTTAAATACTAAAACTAAAATAGGACAAAACTATTATAGTGTAAAATATCAAGATAAAACATTTGATGTAGAAATTAAAAATAAAAATTTAGGTATATATCTTAAAAAGAAAAATACTAAAAAGAAAAAAATTGTTCTTAATATTAATCACGATGATAACGGTATTAGACAATTGTGTAGATTTATATTAGGATTGACAACCGAAGGATATGTTAGACCGTTTCCAATAATTCCAAAGACTAGAAAATTAAATGCTAGTTTTTCTCTTGAAGTAGCGCAAGATATTAAAAGTATGGCTGGTATATATATAAAGAAACAAAATGAAGGAGCAAGGAACTAAATGAATAGTCTATTAGAATTATTTGGAGAAGACATATCATCATTACAACTTCCAGAAAAAGTTCTTATTATGGATTTACATAATCTAGCTTATAGATGTGTATTTTCTGCTATTCATGTAAGTCCTGAAGATGGAGAGAATTTTTATCTATGGAAACATATGATGATTAATTCTATTTTTAATACTATTAAAAAATTTAAACCTAATAAAGTAATACTAGCCGCAGATAAGAAAGGTAATTGGAGATATAATATCTACGCTCAATATAAATCAAATCGAAAGGAATTTAGAGAAAATTCAAAAATTAACTTTGATAAATTTTTACCAATATTCAATGATTTTATAGAAGATATTAAAAATACATTTACAAAATTATATGTTTTAAATATTGAAAAATGTGAGGCTGATGATATCATTGCTATACTTTCTAAGGAAACATTTAAGAATAAAGAAGTTATAATTGTATCTAGTGATAAAGATATGAATCAATTATTAAGTAATAGAAAAATTAAACAATTTGATGCTATGAATAATAAATTCATTGAATGTTTAAATCCTAAAAAAGATTTAGATATCAAGATATTAGTTGGTGATAAAGGAGATACTATTCCTTCGGTTAAGAAAAAAGTAGGAGTTAAAACTGCTGAGAAAATATTAAACGAGGGACTTGATACTTTTCTTAATAAACCCGAAAATAAAGAAATTAAAACTAATTGGGAACGAAATAAAATTCTTATAGATTTTAATTTTATACCAGAAGATATCAAAAAAAGTATTATAAATACATACAACGAATATCAATTAAATGATATTCAAAGTTCTAAATTAATGACATTTTTTATTAAAAATAAAATGAATAAGCTCATGTCAGAATGGCAATTAATGAGTCCAATTTTTAAGGAATTGAATTGAATGTTATATAATAAGGATAAATGTTTTTCTCAAGGTGAATATCGACTAGAAAACCCTAACAAATATATAGGAAAAGGATTACCGATTTATAGAAGTTCTTGGGAAAGAAGATGGATGTATTGGGCTGATAATAATAAAAATATTATTAAATGGTGTAGTGAATGTATAGGTATAAAATATTATTATCCAATAGATCAAAGAATACATACATATTTTCCAGATATGTATATTGAAGTTTTAAATAATACTAGAACTATTGAAAAATATATTGTTGAAATTAAACCTAAAAAAGAATTATCCCTACCTAAAAAACCTAAAAACAAAAATGCAAAAGCCAACAAAAGATATTTAATTGAATCGGCTGAATATGTTAAGAATACACAAAAATGGGAAGCGGCAAAAAAATATTGTAAAGAAAGAGATTTGACATTTAAAATATTAACGGAAGATGAACTTTTTTAAAGGGATGTGATATGGAAAAGAATTTTTTCAAAACTGATGCGGCGTTTGAAAATTGGAAAAAGAATTACCAATTTCAAAACGAAACTCCACTTGAAACATTTAAAAGAGTAGCAAAAACTCTATCTTCGATAGAAAAAAATCCTGCTGAATGGGAAGATATATTTTTAAAGACTTTAGTAAAATTTAATTCAGAAGGAAATCCTATAGGATTAAAATGTACAACAGGTGGAAGAATAACAGCAAATATAGGAACTACATTTAATAATGCTACTCTTATGAATTGCTTTATAAATGGTCCTGTTAAAAATGCTGAACTTAAATATATCAGAAGTAATGAAGACAAAAGCATTCAATATGAAGTCAATATTAAAACTCCTGAAACACCAGATGATCTTGTTAATATTTTCTTAACAATAATGGAACAAGCTAAAACATTAGCCTCTGAGGGAGGATATGGTATAGATTTTTCTTGGATACGTCCAAGAGGAAGTATTATCAAAGGAACGGGAATTCAACATCCTGGGGTTATATCTTATATGAAAATATGGGATTCTGTGGCTGAATGTATAGTTAAAGGAAACAATGATGGATATACAGATAAACTTAAAAATTATTTTAAAGATGAAGAATTTGAACAATTAAAATCTACACTTAAAAAACAAACTAGAAAAGGTGCAATGTTATCAGTGTTGCGTTGTGATCATCCAGATATTGAAGAATATATAAAAGCAAAACAAGAATCTGGTAATCTTACTAAATTTAATATGAGTGTGGGTATTACAGATGAATTTATGATTGCATTAGAAAAAGACGAAATGTTTAATTTAAAATTTAATAAGAAAATATACAAACAAGTTAAGGCTAGAGATTTATATGATCTTATTATGCAATCTGCTTATAATCGTGGAGAACCAGGAGTTATCTTTCTTGATAATGCTATGAAAAATAATCCTATTTCTTATGTAGGAAAAATAACAGCAACTAACCCGTGTGGAGAAATTGGTGGAGTTGGAGATTTAACAACTGTATGTTTATTAGGCTCTTTAAATTTAACTCAATATGTAGAATTAAATTCTGAAAAGAAACCATATTTTGATTGGGAACAATATAAAATAGATATTAAAAATTTTACTAGAATGTTAGATAATGTTTGCGATCTTACAAAACTACCTTTACCATCATATGAAGTAGCTGTTAAAAATTATAGACAATTTGGAATGGGTATCAATGGACTAGGCTCAACAATGTTAATGTTAGATATTCCATATAATTCTAAAGAAGCTTTAGAATTTGTAAAACTTATATGTTCTATTAAAGAAAATCTCACATGGAAAACATCAGCATTATTAGCTAAAGAAAAAGGATGTTTTCCAATATATGATAAAAACAAATTTACTAATACTGAATATTTTAAATCAGATAGAATAACAGAAGAAACTAAAGAAATAATTAAAAAATATGGTGTACGAAATGCAAAAACTACAACTGCTCCACCTTTAGGAAATAGTTCTATTCTTTCTGATAATTGTTCTAATGGAATCGAACCTATTTATTCTTTAGAAGTAGAAAGAAAAATTGTATGTAATTGCTGGCCTGAAGATTTGACAAAAGATAATATAAAAATTTTTCTTAAAGAAATAAAGAAAAAAGATTATATTTATTGGGAAGGTGAATATAAAAATAGAAAATTTTATTATGAACCTTATAATAGAGGATTGTGCGAAGTTGTATATATTAGAGATTATGGTTATCAATGGTTAATAGATAATTTTGGTAATGAAAAAATTAAAAACAATCCATCCATAATTACAACTAAAGATTTAACAGTAGACAATCATTTAAATATTCAAGAAATAGTACAATTTTATAATAATCAAAGTACTAGTAAAACTGTTAATATTCCTAATAAATATTCTTTTGTTGATTTTAAAGATTTATATATTAATGGATGGAAAAAAGGACTTATAGGATTAACAGCATATAGAGAAGGATCAATGGAATCTGTTTTAGAAGATCGTTCCAAAGCTGAACAGAATGAAGAGATAATTAAAAAAGATTTAAAACTTCCTAAAGTATTTCTTAATGGTCCTACTCAAACTATTAAACGTGAAGGAATGAAATTTTATATTCATTTTAGTTATTTACCAGAAGATAAAGAAATGAAATTTCCTGTTTGTTTGTGGATTCATACTAATCAAAAAGGGGAAACAATCGCTTGTAATAGAGCTTGTAAATCTATTATGAAAATGGCTATTGAACTAGGATTGTCTGATAAAATTGTAGAAGATGTTTGGGATAAATCTTTAGGAGATATTTCTCCTAATAGACTAGCTAGAATGATATCATTATGTTTGAGACATAATATTCCAAGAGAAAAAATTTTATCAACATTAACAGGAGTAGAAGGAGATAATATTTCTTCATTATTAACGGCTGTAAGAAAGTTTATAGGTAGTACAATTGAAGATGGAAAATCAATTAAAGGAATTAAATGTCCTCAATGTGGAAGTACAGAAGATATGATTATGCAAAGTGGATGTTATGTTTGTAAATGTGGATATGCCGGATGTAGTTAATTTATTGACATATTTAAAATAATATATTATCTTTAAAGGAGATATATGAAAACAAAAAAAGGATTTAAAAAAGTTAAAATTAATTTAACCGAAAGCGAAATTGCTAAAATAGCAATTTTAGCCCATGAAAGAGATATTACCTTCAATGAATATGTAAATGAGATTTTAAAAGATTTTATGGATAAAATCGAAAAAATATCAAAAAAGCAACGTAAAAAAATATTAAATAAATTAAATGATAAAGGGGTAACATATGAAAGTAGAAACGCTTGAAATATTTGGATTCTATTCAACAATTGTAAAAGCTTTAAGACTTCCGTTTAAAGGACAACATAAAAGCGATACATGTGTACAAGATTTAAAATATCCGGTTCAAAATGAATCTAATGTTGTTATGGGTGGATATGTTATCGAAATTGGTCCTAATGATTTAAGATTATTATCTAATTTAGTTTTAAATGGTGATGAACATGCTAAAGCTGTAAGAGGTATTATTGTAAGTGCTGAAATTGATGCTCCTAGATACTGGTGGGTTGAATTAGACACATATCGTATAGGAAGGGAACAGCTTTCGTCTGAATCAACTATGCATTGTGAAGCAAAAGGTTTATCTGGGGAAGAGCTTCAAAAAGTCAAAGCTGAAATTAAAGAAGGTCTTGTACAGAAACGAATAATAACTTTTACATATCAGACATTGAGAAGAATTTATTTTCAAAGAAGAAAACATAGACTTCCTGAATGGCATATTTTTATTAATTGGATTAAATCATTACCTTTAGCTAATGAATTGATTATAAAGGAGAATTAAATGCCTAAAGAAAATAAGTCTCAAAAAATACTAGTTATTTCAGATATGCATTGTGGTCATAATTCTGGACTAACTCCTCCATCATGGCAGTATAAAGTTAATCCAAATCCACCTACAGATTTAATTAAAAAGAGAAATAAGTTTGCAGTCTTACAAAAAGAAATGTGGGATTGGTATGCTGATACTATTAAGAAACTAGGAAAAATTGATTCTTTGTTTGTTCTAGGTGATGTTGTAGATGGACCTGAATCTAAAAGTGGTGGAACAGAATTGATTACGGTTGATATCGAAGAACAAGCTGAAATGGCTGTAGAATGTATTCAACAAACAAAAGCTGATAATATTATTATGGTTTATGGTACTCCTTATCATTCAGGCATTGTAATAGATACTGAAAATATTATAGCTGATAAAGTAAAAGCTAAAAAAATCGGTGGTCATGAATGGGTTGATGTTAATGGACTAGTCTTTGATCTTAAACATAAAACAGGTGGATCGTCTATTCCGTATGGTAGACAAACTTCAATAGCTAAATCTAAACTTTGGGGAGATATTTGGCACGATAAACAAATGCAACCTAAATCTAATATTATTTTAAGAGGTCATAATCATTTTGATGGATATGTTGGTGGTGCTGATTGGCTAGCCGTAAATGTTCCTTGTCTACAATGGAATACTAAATTTGGAGTAAGACAATGTGAAAGTTATGTTTCGATTGGTATGGTAATTTTTGATGTTGATAAAAATGGAGATTATTCATGGAAATTCGAAATGGCAAAATTGGAACATCAAAAAGTTCAAGCACTAAAGTTATAAATCTTGGATTTCCTGTTGAACTTTTAAACGAACTTAATACTTATAAACCATATACTCAAACTTATAAATTATGGTCTAAAGAACATATTAATTTTTTGATTTATGCAAGAAAACAAAAATATGGAACCCGAACGATTGCTAAAATTCTAGGAAAATCTAGAGGAGCTATTGAAGATAAAATAAAAAGACTTGAAAGAGATGGTTTATTATGATATCATGTGAATTAATATTAAAAACATATGAGGACATACGATTACGTGGAAAATGGGCCAAGGACGATAAAGGAAATTTTCTACTTGATGAATTTGGACAGTATTATAGAATAGCAACTAAAAAGCAACAAAAAATATTAAATGAATTAATGAAATTGCAAGAAGAAGAAACAAATTTATTACATGAAAGATTAAAAAAATTAAGTAAAGAAATTCTTGGAGAGAAATATGAAAATTGTTAAAGGTGATTTAATCAAAATGGGATTGAATGGCGATTTTGATGTTATAGCACAGGGCTGTAATTGTTTTTGTAAAATGGGCAACGGTATAGCTAAAACAATTAAAGAAATTTTTCCTGAAGCTTTTGCTATAGACTGTACTACTACAATAGGTGATAAATCTAAATTAGGAACTTTAACATATATTATTAAAGATAATTTAATTGTGGTTAATGCTTATACTCAATATGGAATTGCTAGAGATGGAAGTGATTTAAGTTATGATGCTTTAAGAAAATGTTTTCAAAATATTAAACAATCTTTTAGTGGTAAACGAATAGGTTATCCTAAAATTGGTGCAGGACTTGCAGGAGGTGATTGGAATATAATTTCTAAAATTATAGATGAAGAATTAAAAGATGAAGATCATACATTAGTCTTATGGGAGGTAACAAATGATTAGTAAATTTTTAATACCTATTTATGTAAATGGTGGTGAATATGGCAGTCATATGATTATTAATGCGGAAGATATTATCTTAATAGATATACATACAATAAAAATTGATAATATAGTTATACAATTTGATAATGATATGTTTGAGGTTGTAAAAAAATCAGAATTTTCTCGTTTTGAAGAACTATATACAATACCAAAAGGTGAAGATTACACATTAGTCTTATGGGATAAAGAAAACAGTCAAAAACAACAAATTAATGATTCAGTTGTAAAATGTTCATTTTGTAATCATGACGTTTTTCGTTGTCCAAATTGTTTTATAATTAATGGTGGTCCTAATCATGGAACAGTTAATGGTATTTTACCAACGGAGGTTAAATGAAAATACGATTTAGAAAGATGTTCACAGATGTTAATGTTCCTAGTTATAAATCTGAAGGTGCCGCAGGAATGGATATTGAAGCATATGAAGATGCTATTATAGAACCTAATTGTCAAAAATCTGTTAGAACAGGTATTCAAGTAGAAATACCAGAAGGATATGAGATTCAAATAAGACCTAGGAGTGGTTTAGCTTTTAATTATGGAATATCAATTACAAATTCTCCAGGTACTATTGATAGTGATTATCGTGGGGAATTAATTATATGTTTAAGAAATAATAAAGTTATTCCTTGGAATGCTTATAAAGTTAAAAAAGGAGATCGAATAGCTCAATTAATCGTTAATAAAATTGAACAAGCAGAAATTGATGTTGTTGAAGATTTAGTTGAAACAAAGCGTGGAGAAAATGGTTTTGGTTCTACAGGTAAATAACTTGACATTTTGAAAATAACATATTATCTTTAAAATAAATTTAAAAGGAGTGTTTATGAAAAAAATTGAATATCGTAAAGAGATTTTTGATATTGTTAATGATTTAAGTCAAATTAACAATTCTATTATTTTTGAAAAAGAAAATGATAAAGTTGTAATTAAAGCTGTTGATGCTGAAATGACTATTGCTTATGTTTTAGAAGCTCCAAAAACATTTTTTGATTTTGAAGATGATCAAATTGCTTTTTATAACTATAATGAATTCTATCAATTTTTTAGAGCAGTAGAAGCTGCTGAAATGAAAAAGACGGAGAATATGATAACATTATGTGGTCATAATTCAAAGATAAGTTATCTTTTATCAAATCCCGAATCAATTGGTCCTTCTGCTAAAAGACCAGGATATGCTAATTCTGATTTAAAATTTAATCTTACAGCATATGATTTATCAGAAATTATTAAAATGAATAGTCTTATTAAAGCTAAGAGAGCTAGAATCTATGGAGATCATCAATCTATTAATATTAGATTATATAATGATCTTCATGATAATTCTTTTGAAAAAAGTTATACGGTTGAAAATTTATCTGGGTTTGAAGAAAAATTTGATTTTGCTATTTTTTCAGAACATTTTGAAAAATTACCTCCAAAAAAAGATTATATTGTAGAAATTAAACGTGCAGGATTTGTTAAATTCTCTTTAGCTAATAATGATATTAATCTCAATATTTATACAGGGTATGTAAAACAATAAGGAGTTAATTATGAGTGATGATCTTCTTAATGAAGAAAATATAATTAAAGAAAATATTAAGGAAGAAACAGATCAAATTTCAGAATCAGAAGAATTTGTAACATCTCCATCTAAAAATTATGATCAAGATTATAAAACACCTAAAGTACAAGATGCTTATATAGACCCAACTAAAGGTGCTGTTGTTGATAAGAAAAATATTTCACCTTTTGAAATTATTAAAGCAATAGCAGATCAAACTAATACTAAAATTAAAGAACCTAGAAAAGGATGCAAACATTGTTATGGTAGAGGATATACAAGTAAAGATGCAAAAACAGAAATGCCAATTCCTTGTAGTTGTATATATCCTACTAAAACACCATCTGAAAAAGCTGCTGACTCGATGTATGATGATAAAAGAATAAATGGTGAAATTAATCATGACCAAAAAAGAAGACTTAAAAAGTTTTTAATGGCAGAACAAAAGAAAATGAATAAAATTAAAAAAAATAGAGAATTAAGAGGATTTTATAATCCACCTAAAAAAAATGTAGAAGAAAATAAAGAAACTTTTAACATCGAAAAGAAGGATCAAGTTAATGATTGAACTTGAAATTAATAAAGAAAAACGTCTGAGTTATACTGTGTGGACCGAAAAATATAGACCTAGTAAAATTTCAGATGTTATACTTCCTATTGGTTTAAAAAGATTTTTTAATAAACTTGTTTCTGAAAAGGAAATTCCTAATCTTTTATTTTATTCATCTAGTCCGGGGGTAGGTAAGACTACAGTTGCTAAAGCTTTAGTTAAAGAAATAGGAGCCGATTATTTATATATTAATACTTCAAAAGAGAATGGTATTGATACTTTAAGGTCTAAAATAGATAAATTTGCAACTTCGATGTCTTTAACAGGTAATAAGAAAATAGTTATATTAGATGAATTTGATGGAGCTAGTCGTAATTTACAAGATGCGTTGAGAGCATCGATTGAAGAGTTTCATAATATATGTAGATTTATTTTTCTATGTAATTCTATTACTAAAATTATAGAACCTATACAGTCTAGATGTCAGTCAGGATTAATTGATTTTAATTTTACAGATGTTAAATCTAAAGAACAGATGATGCCTCAAGTTGTTAAAAGATTGATTGGTATTTTAAAAACTGAAAAAATTGAGCATTCTGTAGAAATTATTGAAAAGTTAGCTAATACTTTTTATCCTGACATTAGAAAGATGATAGGAGTTTTGCAGCATTATACTAAACAAAATGGAATTATAAATAATGATATATTTAATTCTCAATTCATATCTGATGAACTTATTGATTTAATTATTGCTAAAAAATTTCGTCAGGCTAGAGAATTTGTAATAGCATCTAATTATAATTTTGCAGAGTTATATAGATTTTTATATGATAAATATTTACCTAAAATAGAAAAAACAAAATATGCACAAAGTCTTACGATAATATCAGAATTTATGTGGAGACAATCTCAGGGAGTATTAGACCCAGAAATAAACTTCGCACATTGTATGATAGAACTTATGGGAGTTTAATTATGAGTAGTATAAAATTTATTATTTCTAGGAAAGCTAATCAAGAAAGTGAAATTAATTATAAAACTTATTTAGAACCATCTTTACAAAAGCTTCAAGTTCAAGTTTTTCAAGCGATAACACAAGAAGGAAAACCTGAAGAAAGTGTTACTAAAAAGTATAATGCTATACTTCAAGCTTTAAACGAAAGAAATTTATTTGAAGATAAAGATATTCTAGTTTTTTGTGAAGAAGATATTAATATAGTAGATAGTTATTTTATAGAAAAGATTAATATGATCTTCGATCAAAAACCTAATATTTCAATAGTAGGAATATTAGGAACTACAGAAATTAATCAAAATGTTGAATGGTGGATGAATAATCCAGATAAACTTAGAGGACATATATTACAAAATACAGGTGAAGGTTCTAATAAAGCACAACATTTAATTAAAGGACAAATAGGATTTCATGAAAATATTGTAGCTATTGATAAAAGTATAATGATTATGAGAGCATCTATTATTAGAAATATTAAATTTGATGAAAATATTTGTCAAGATGAACTTTATAATATTGATTTTTGTGTTCAAGCTTTACAACAAAAACATCAAATTGCTGTTGCTGATATATTAGTATATAAAAATAGTATGCCACAAAGCAATGAAAATAATCCTGCATGGATAGATGTAAAATCTAATTTATTAAAAAAATGGATGGAAAAAGGATTACAAATTCCTATAACAACTGAAAGTTTTAACTTCGAAAGAAAAGAAGTAATGGAGATTGAATTATGATTTTAACCGGATATGAATCAAAATATTTTAAAACCGAAGAATATGTTGATCCTGCAACATTTTCTAAAATTGGTAAATCAGCTATTGGATTAATGGATGTTAGAATTTTATGGACTATGGATAGAATTAAAGAATATTTTAATAATAGTCCAGTTATAATTAATAATTGGTTATGGAAAGGAAATAGAAAATTTAGTGGATTTAGACCATATAGTTGTAATGTTGGAGAAGTTTTTTCACAACATAAATTTGGTAGAGCAGTTGATTTTCTTATAACAGGTATGGATGCTATTACAATTAGAAAAGAAATTCTAGATAATCAAAACAAAGAACCTTTTCAATATATTACAGGTATGGAAGATTTTAAAGATATGGATTGGGTTCATATTGATGTTAGAAATTTTGATAGAACTACTAATGGTATTTTTGTATTTAAGGCATAACTAAATGAATATATTTAATTTTCTAAATCATATGACAGAAACAAAAGAAGAACTAGATTTCTCTGATCCAGAAATATCTAAAGAATATGATAATTATATAATCAATAGATATGTTTCAATGTGTGAAATATATATTCCTATGGTTAATGAAATTAATAAACATGATATTCCAAAAGAAAATAATTATTATTTTTATCATAATGTATTGCCTAAAAGAAAACAATTCTTTAGTTATATTAAAAAATCTAAAGATTTAGGTATAATGGAAAAAAGACTAGTCGCTCATTATTTCGAAGTTGGTATAAAAGAAGCAGAAGAATATATTAAAATTATGTCAGAAAATGAATTAGAAGAATTACTTAACATTTTCAGATATGGAAAAAACCAAATTATAGATATATAAATAATAGAAATATCTATAAGGAGGTTTTATGATTTATAAAGCAATGATTGATAATAAACCTTATTGGGTTCCTATTGTAGTAAAGAATAAAGATTTTTTAGTAGGATATATTAAAGGATTTAATTTAATTAAAGAAATAATTGAAGATTCTGCTAGAAAATTAGATATGAATTTAAATTTTGGAGATATTGAATTATGTTTAGATTCATCTAGATTTAATGATATTACTGAAGATGGTAGATATGAAAGAGATTTATCTAGGAATGAATTAGAAGAATATTATAAATCTGCTATTCAAAAAAAAATAAATAGAATATCTATTGAGCATCCTGAAAATGGAGGAAATGTTTTTAATGATAATGTTTTAACTGTTGAATGTAATTGTGGTCTAGGAATATATTCTTATAAACATTATGATGATATTCCAGATAAGCCTGTAAATTGTCAAGTATGTGGTAAAAAAATTATAGATTATACACAATATGATGATTCAGAATTTGAATTTGACGGGAAATAATGAAAAAAGAAGTAAAAAAAGTTGGTGAAATGTGGATAACTCCAGAAACACTATATAATCATATACCTAAAGATTGTATAGTTGATTGCAAAGTTATAGATATGAAACTTAATAATAATTTTCCTCTCTTATTAAGACCTGTTTTTAATAGTAAAGTTAAATATGAAATCTTTGCTAAAAACAAAAAATCTTATGAGGATTGGAAATATTCAGAAAAGAAAAATATAAAAAAGGAGAAAATATGTTAATGGAAAAGAAAATTAGATGTAAGCATTGTGGAAGTATAATTACAGCAGTAGCAGGAATGTGTGTATCTTGTAGTTGTGGTAAATGTACTATATGTGAAACCGGAAGTGTTAAAGAAGCTATTCTTAATATAGATTATGAAGACCTATCAAAACGTCTTTTATCAGAGGTATTATTATAATTAATCTTTTAAATATTTATGGAGAATTGATATGAAACGTCATTGTTTTTTAATTTCGGGAAAAATTCATACAGGAAAAAATCAATTTGCTGATTTCTTAACTCAAGAATTTATTAATAAAGAAAAAACAGTAAGATCAGATTTATTTGCTAAAATTCTTAAAGATAGTTGCAAAGCTGATTTTAAAAAACTAGCAGCAGTTCTTTATAATTTATCAGAAAAATTAAAAGCAATAGCGGGTATAATGCATCAAAGAAGTATTCTAGATGATTCTACTTTAGATCAATTTAATGCTATTATTGATAGTGAACTTAAAATAATAGATGATAATTGGTATGAAAATAAAACCGATATAACTAGATCGTTACTTCAAATTTATGGAACTGAAATCTTTAGAAATAGAGTAGATATGAATTGGTGGGCTAAACAAACTAAAGAAAGAATTAAAAATAGTGAAGAAGAAATAATCATTCTTACTGATTGTAGATTCCCTAATGAGATAATGATTTTTGATGATATTATCTCAGAAAATTTTCAAGTACATCCAATTAGAATAGAAAGAAATATAAATACTAATATAGATATATCCATGCATGATTCTGAAACAGCTTTAGATGATTGGCATGAATGGGAATATATTGTTGATAATAATGGATCACTTGATGATTTAAAAGCTTCTGCTGTTATAATAGCAGATAATGTACTAAAGGATGATTATGAAGTTTCAAACATGTTACAACTTAGAAAACAAGAAATCTTCAATCATTTCTAAAAAAAAGTTATTATTTAAAATAAATAATAAACCTACTTCAATTATTATAAAAGATATAAATATAATAGAGGTATCTCTATGATATTTAAATTTATTTATAAAATAATTAATGTAATAAATGATAAGGAGTTATGCCATGAGTATATTAGATAATCTAGATAAATACATTCCTGAATGTGAAGACAAAGAATGTGAATGCAAAAAAGAAAAAGAAGTAGAAATTAAAGATTTTATTCAAAAATGGAAAGATAAATGGAATATTAGTGAAGATGAAGATGGTAATGTTGTAATGAAATCTAAAACAAATACTATCGTAAGTAAAACTGATGATGATGTAAATAATATTGTTAAAGAAATTAAAGCAAGTTTTCCGTTTTTAATAATTCAAATTCTTAAAGGGGATTTTGCCCAAATTATTATTAAAAAATAAGGAGATTTAAATGAATACAAGTGCATGGAATGGAGCTATAAATACTAATTATGCTGATACATATCAAAAACCATATTATCAAACAACAGTACCTTTAACAGATTGTTATGGCAAAAATGGTGGAAGAGTAGATCATGTTTTATCCGCTCAAAATTATATTCCACCACAACCTATTAGAAAAATATTTATAACAAGTGCTGGAAATATTAGTATTAAATTAGTCGATGGTTCAGTTATGACTAGAAGATGGAAATCAGATACTACAATAGATAATATTGTTGTAACTGCTATTATGAGTGCTGGTGTAACTTTAAGTGCTAGTCAAGCTCAAGGTATATATCCATTATGGTAATAAAAAATTATAAAAATATTTAATAAAAAGAGGAAAAATGGATAAACAACAAATAGAAATTGCAAATAGATATTTAGTCGAAGAAGAAAAAATTAATAATCCAGAATATAAAGTTTGGAATGTTGTTAATAATAAAATTGTTACAGGTTGGGAATATTCTTCAGATGCTAAAGATGATAAAAAAGAAATGGAAGAAAATGATTATAAAGTAAAATCATATAATAAAGGTCAACTAAAAACAATAGGACTAGACCCAGATAATAATAAAAGCTGGGGAAGACCTACTAAAGAAGAATCTACTGATGAATCTATTGAAGAAGATATAGGAATTAAAAGTAATATCGGAAATGAAAAGTTTATACTAGGAAAACTTAATATAGAAGATTTAAATATAATCCGTCAAAAAACAGGACAAACTACTGAAGATATAATTAAACTAGCCTTAACAGAATATAGAAAATCTTTAGGACTTGGTAGAGGTTCTAATTTTAGAGGAGAAAGAGAAGGTCGTAGAAGAACTGATCAAAATGTACATCCAGAAGCAAGATAATATAAATTTTAATAAAGGAGAAATAAAATGAATAAAAGAGAAATCGAAATTGCAAATAGATATCTAGTTGAAGAAGAAATAGAAAAAGAAATAAAAGATGATGAAGAAGAAACTGGAACAGAAGAAACTGGAACAGAAGAAACTGGAACAGAAGAAACTGAAACAGAAAAACCTGTAAAAACTGAAACAGAAAAATCTGAAGAAAAAGAAGATAAACCAACTAGACAAGTTAAAATAGAAAATAGATATTCTGAAAATGAAGAAAATAATGCTAAACATTATCAATCCCCTCTTTTTGGATATATGAATGAACATGGAATGGTAAAATCTTTAAAAGAACTAGCCTCATTCTGTAAAACAGAAGCTTCAACATTACAAAAAATGACAGAAGATGCCGATCCTGAAAAAAAGAAAACTTTTAAGAAAGATATGAAATCCTTAGAAGATAGTGCAAATATTATTGGAGAAGCTGCAAGAAGTGTTTCTAAAACTGGATTATATTAATAGGAGACTATATGAACGAACTAGAACTCAAAACTGCAAATAAATATCTTTATGAAAATGAAAAATGTGATGCTTGTGAAAAAAATATAGAAGAAGATGATCAAGAATCTAATAGTGATATAACAGATGAACCTCAAGAAGATGATTGTTTTATTACTGATAAACCTCATGGTGGTTATGAAGTTTCTTGTGGTGGAAAGTTTGTAGGACAAAAAACAGAATTTGAAGATGCTTTAAAAATGGTTAATGATTGGAGAAAAAAAAGCAAATACTTCCCTAATATATGGATGGTTTCTGATCATGGTAATATGATTCTAATTGACGATAAAGGAAATGAAATTAAATAATAAAGATTATAATAAAGGTAGATTAATAATGGCATCAAATTATACATTTCAACCTATAGCACTAGCTTTAGTCAGAAGAACCTTTCCTACTTTATTTGCTAATCAAATGGTAGGAGTACAAGCAATGTGTGCTCCTGTAGGACTAGCTTATGCTTTAAGAACAGCAGGGCATACAAAAAGTAATATGTGGGATTTGGTAGATAAATATTCAATCTATCAAGAATCTTCTTATCATGTAATAAAGCTAAAGAAAAAATATTTATAAAAAGTCTTGACTTTAATAAAAAAATATATTATATTTATATAAATAGTTTTTAGGTAGGAAAATAAGAACAAAAGAAAAATAAAATAATCCTTGACAAGCTTAAAGAAATAAGTTATATTAATAAGAAAGAAACTGAAGAAGGGAATAAAATGCAAACGAAGATACAACTCAAACGCTCTAAACATACAAGTAATCCATTTACAGCATTATGTATTAATGTCAATGTCGAACCTATGTATAGAACATGGGGAGATTTGGCACCAAGGTAATCCCGGCTTAATATAGCAAACAGGTATAAAAGCCGGGACAAAAAGTTCCGGCTTTTTTTATGTAGACGATCTTTGACATTTTCGGTATTGACAAAAGAACATTTGTATTAAAATGATAATATAAGTTTTTTTCTGCATTCTTTCCTTTTTCAATAAAGAATGCAATTTATTGAACAGAGGCTACTATTGGTTGTGTAGCGCAAGTCTGTAAAACTTGTCCCACTGGGTAAACATTGAAAGTTCGATTCTTTCCTGTTCAATTAAAATTATTGGCAAGTAGCTGAGTTAGCACAGCGTTTGATTGTTAATCAAAAGATCGGGGGCGCAAATCCCTCCTTGCCAGTTTATCTTTTTTTGTTAATAAAACTATAAATACTTATAGTATAAATTAACAAAAGGAGATAATATGTCAAAAAGTTCAGAAGCTGTTAAAAAATGGCGTAGAAATACAAAACAACGAATGATAGATGCAATGGGTAAAAAATGTCAAATATGTGGATATAACAGATGTAATGCTGTTATGGAATTTCATCATTTAGATCCAAATCAAAAAGAATTTTCTTTTGGAGAAAGAACGAGAGCTAATTGTATATCTTGGGCAACAACTGTTAATGAATTAAAAAAATGTATATTATTATGTAATAGATGTCATGGAGAAGTTCACGATGGAATTTCTTTTATACCAGAAAAGTATGAAACTTTTAATTTTGAATATGAAAATTATTTAGATAAACAAAAGGAAAATATGTTTGATATTTGTCCAATATGTAATAATAAAAAATCTATACATAATAAAACTTGTTCATATCAATGTGCGGCAAAATTAGCATGGACAATAAATTGGAATAATATAGACCTTAAAACAATGTTACTTAGTGGAAAAAGTTATTCTAAAATAGCTAATGAATTAAATATAAGCGATGTTACAATTAAAAAAAGATGTAAAAAATTAGGATTGGAACAATATTATTGTTATAAACCATAAATTAAAATAACAGGATGTAGGCTAATGGTTAGTCACCAGATTTGGGGTCTGGGTTCTAACGAACAATGCCGGTTCGATCCCGGCCATCCTGACTCTCTTTCAATAAAAGGAATCTTATGAACTATTTTGAAGTAAGTCAACAAAAAGGTCAAGAGCTATTGAACAATATAAAAAAGAATCTTCCTGAACTAAAAGAATTATTTGCTAAAATAAATGATCATTGGGCATATGAAGATTTGATGTATAGATATTATCATCAATCTTTTAAAGTATATTGGATACAAGAATATACTAAACAAATAGTCGATCTCCTAATGAAAATGTGTCCTGCAAAACCAGAAGGTGAAGAATATAAAGATACTTCAATGTGTGAAATGAATTCAGATTTTAAAAGAATATATGAAGCAGGACAAGGTATAGTATTCAAATCCTCACATAATAAAGATTGGGATAAATATACTAGACCTCAATTAGAAGCCTTTCTTCATGCTAAATACTTTTTAGAAATGGCAATCAAGTATGGAGAACAACTAGAAGAAGCTCCTCAATGTTTACCTTCAGGATGGGCAGGAGTTTTAACATTTTTTGGATTGAGATAAAATGATATTAATAAATGAAATTGAAATAGTTTTATCAAATAAAACTATTTCATATTATAAAAAATTAGGATATGATATCCCATTAAATAAATATAATAGAATATCAAGAGGAACTAAAATAACTATTAAACTTTCTGATATTCTTAAAGGTTCAAATATTAAAATATTATGTAAATGTGATATTTGTGGCATTGAAAGATTATTATATTATAATTTATATAGAAATATATGTCATTAAGAAAATTATAGTGAAAATAAAGATTTAAGAACAGTAGTAGATAATGGTATAACATTATGTACAAAGTGTCATAAAAAATTTCATAAAATTTATGGATGGAAATCTAATATTATACAATTAAATGAATTTTTATTCAATTATGGGGAATTAGTTTAAATAGGAAAAC